CGTTTATTCATTTCTTCAGTTTGCCAATCTCCTACACCAGTAGGAGTAAATAAATAATGATTAGGACTAAGTCTTTTAAAATGTTGGATTTCATTGAGTAAAATTTCAGGTATGATTTTTATTTTACCAACTTATTTTTAGCTCTCACGTTTAGTTTAGCACCATCAAAATCAATATCTTTAACTTGTAATCTGCAAACTTCAATAGGACGCAAAAAGTTATAAGAAACGAATTTTACAAATAGTAGTAAATCTCTATCTTTCTCTTCCATAAGAGTAAAAATATCATCTTGCTGATTTTGAGTATAGGTTTTGTTACGTTCAGGTTTAGCTTGTAACTTCTTGATTTTTTCAACATTATTATACTGAATAATCTCATTTTCTTCTAATGTACTAAAAATGGCATTCAGTACCGCAAGAGTGTTATTTCGGTTACGAGGACTTGATTTTAATAGTACTGAATTGAGAAAATCATTTATTTCTTTCTTTGTGATATTATTAATAGAAGTATTTTCTAATCCATTACTTTTTAGGAACTTTTGAAACTGACCTACTCTATATTTGTAATCAGAAAAGGTCTTGTTCGAAACGCTACTTTTCTTTAAGTTTAGAGCAAAATCAAAGGCTGAAATCGCTGTGTAATCATTGTTTTGAACAATAGACTTAAAGTTAACTTCAGGTTGTTCAGCATTAGGAGTATAGCCACTCTCCAAAATATTCTCTATGATATTTCGCAAAGAGTGGATTTTTATATACCTGTTATCAAAATCTTTGTACTTCTGGTTTATCTTAAAGAAGATAGAAGGCTGTTTTACCATTTTGCCGTCTTCATTTCTGAAATAGTAATACACATACCAACATTTATGCTTTTTTAGAATCTCTTCTTTTTCTCTTTCAGAAAAAGCTGAAAGTCGTTTTTCAGAAATAATTTTTGGATAGATTTTGGGGATAGAATATTTCT